ATTATCTAACCCTATCAGTTTTCATATTGATGTTAATTACATCATTGGGTATCTTTGGGTTCTTATCAAAGGCGAACATAGACCAGACACTTAAGGGTGATTCGTTTTCACTTGAGATGTCAATCATAGAGAAGAGAATAGAGGGTGAAGAGGGTAAACTAGAGAGACTAGAAACACGACTAGAGGGATTAGATTTAGTTATTAGTACTGCAAGACCCCAAGATAGAAACTACATTGACCGTAGACAAAAAGAAGAAAGGGACTTGATTGCACAAGATATGGATGTTATAATTGAACAAGTAGTCAAGTACAATGAAGAATTGATGCCTCTCAAAAGAGAACAACTCATGCAAGAGGGTGAGATTGGTCCGATTAAGTATGTTGCAGAAGTGATATATGGTCAGGAAGAGAGTGTCAAGTACCTTGACAACGCTGTTAGGTGGGTGATTTTTGCACTCATCTTTGTGTTTGACCCACTTGCGATTTTACTATTGATAACATCAACAAGTCTTATTGCAAGAAAGATTGAGAAAGATAAACCAAAGGTAGTTGAGAACAGATATGTCATTCAAGTACCCAAAAAGAAAGTTCCCAAAATCAATAAAACCGACTAGTATTTTGACCATAATTACTGTATAATAAGTAGTAATGTTATGGTTAGAGCGAAAATACTTGTCGATGGTCATGGTCTACTTAGACCGTGCCAAATGGACAAACGAGAATACGATGAATCACAGGTGCAATTACTGTGGTGATTCGCAAAAGAATGTATATAAGGCACGAGGGTTTCACTTCGTCAAAGAACAATCATTCATCTTCAAATGCCATAACTGTGGTAAGTCAACATCTTCGATAAACTTTATCAAAGACCATTGGCCATCAGTTCACAAAGAATATCTGAAAGAATTTCTATCAGAAAAAGGTATGAAACCTAAAAGAAAAATGCCATCGGCGAACGCTTTTAAGTTCACCCCACGAACAGATAATCTAAATAAAACTGTGGTTGAAAAAGAAAACAGTCTCAAGGCAATCGCCTTTCCTGTTCTCGAAAAGGCAATCGCAAAGAACTATCTCTTAGATAGAAAAATACCAGAATCTTCAATGACTGATTTATGGTTCGTATCATCGGCACAAACTCTTAGTATGTTGTCAGATAAGTATAGAGATAGAGTATTGGGTAAAGACCCAAGAATAATATTGCCATTCTATGACGAGAGTGGTGAATTGATTGGTGTATCAGGTCGTGCTATTAACGACTCACCATTGAGATACATGACCATGAGATTCAGAGATGATGTGCCGCTCATCTTCAATCTTAATAAAGTGGACAAGACTAAGACAATCTATGTCACAGAGGGACCCATAGATAGTCTATTCCTACCGAATAGTATCGCAGTAGCGGGTAGTTATTTTAAAAAGATACAAGATGATATAAAAGATAACGCAATACTAATATATGATAACGAACCAAGAAACGCCGAGATAATCAAAAAGATAGAAGAGGTCATTGACCTCGGGTACAAGGTGTGTATCTGGAACGATAGAAGAATAGAAGATTGCAAAGACATAAATGATATGATTATTAAAGGTTTGAGTGAAAGTGAGATTATCGAAATCATCAATCGTAATACAGTTTACGGTCTCTCAGCAAAATTACAATTGATGGAGTATAAGAAAATATGAACGCAGAAATAAATGTTATAAAGAGTGACGGCACAAAATCAATTATCGATTTAGATAAGATACATGTAATGGTAGAGAAGTCTTGCAGAGGCATCAATGGTGTTTCTGAATCTTCAGTAGAGATGAATAGTGGTCTACAATTCTTTGATGGTATCACCACAAAAGAGATTCAAAAGATTCTAGTGAAGAGTGCAAGTGATTTGATATCACTAGAGAATCCTAACTACCAATTCGTTGCTGCCAGACTGTTATTGTTTGGTATTCAGAAACAAGTATTCAATACCAAGTGGAAAGACTCAGAGATTTATCCACCCCTACAAGACTTGATTGAGAGAAACATAGACAAAGGTTTATACACGAAAGACCTAGTAGAGAAATACTCAGACAAAGAACTAAAGAAACTCAATTCATATCTAAGACATAGTAGAGACTTTGACTTTACATATGCAGGTCTACAACAAGTCGTAGATAAGTATTTGGTTCAAGATAGGTCAACAGGTACACTATTTGAAACGCCTCAGTTCATGTACATGTTGATTGCAATGACATTGTTTCAAGACTATGAATCAGACGATAGATTACTATATGTTCGTAGATACTATGATGCAGTGAGTATGTTTAAGATTAATATACCAACGCCAGTCATGGCAGGTGTTAGAACACCATTGAAACAGTTTGCATCATGTGTTCTGGTCGATACAGATGATTCACTAGACTCATTATTTGCATCTGATATGGCGATTGGTCGATATGTTGCACAAAGGGCAGGTATTGGTATCAATGCAGGTCGTATCAGAGGTTTAGGTGCAAAGATAAGAGGGGGTGAAGTACAACATACTGGTGTCATTCCATTCTTAAAGAAATTCGAATCAACAGTAAGATGTTGTACTCAGAATGGTGTAAGAGGGGGTTCTGCTACAGTTCATTTCCCTATCTGGCACCAAGAGATAGAAGACATTATAGTCTTAAAGAACAACAAGGGTACAGAAGACAATAGAGTTAGAAAACTAGATTACAGTATTCAGTTATCAGAATTGTTCTATCAGAGATTCTTAAAGAACGAAGACATTACTCTATTCTCACCACATGAAGTACCTGGTTTATATGATGCATTTGGTACGCCAGAGTTTGATGAACTCTATGAGAAGTATGAGAGAGCGACTTCAGTACCTAAAAGAAAAGTTAGTGCAAGAGAATTGATTACAGATTTATTAAAAGAAAGAGCGGAGACTGGCAGAATCTATATTATGAACATTGACCATTGTAATACTCATAGTTCATTTACTGATAAAGTAAACATGAGTAATCTATGTCAAGAGATAACATTGCCAACAGACCCAATAGACCACATTGATGACCATGGGGGTGAGATTGCACTTTGTATATTGAGTGCTGTCAATGTGGGTGTAGTTAAAGATGATGAACTACAAGACATATGTGAACTTGCAGTGAGGGGTTTAGAAGAACTGATTGATTATCAAGAGTATCCTGTAAAGGCGGCAGAGATGTCGACACTCGCAAGAAGAAGTCTTGGTATAGGGTATATTGGTCTTGCACATTATCTTGCAAAACATAGAGTCAAGTATTCGGATCCAGAGGCATGGCAACTAGTTCATGACTTGACTGAGAGATTTCAATACTACTTACTAAGGGCATCAAATCAACTTGCAAAAGAAAAGGGTAAATGTGACTACTTCGACAGAACTAAGTATGCACAAGGTTTATTACCAATTGACACATACAAAAAAGATGTTGACTCAATTGTGAAACCAGTATATACTAGAGATTGGGAATATTTAAGGGCAGAGATATTGACTCATGGTTTAAGACACTCAACACTTACAGCACAAATGCCAAGTGAATCGTCTTCAGTTGTATGTAATGCAACTAATGGTATTGAACCACCTAGAGACCATCTCTCAGTTAAGAAGAGTAAGAAAGGTACATTGAAACAGATAGTGCCTCAGTATTCTACTCTTAAGAGTGCATACACATTGCTATGGGATATGCCAGACAACACTGGTTATATCAATGTAGTTGCAGTGATGCAGAAGTTCTTTGACCAAGGTATTAGTGGTAACTGGTCATATAATCCAGAACAATACCCTAACAATGAAGTACCTGTGTCAGTAATGGCGAAAGACTTATTGAACACCTATAAATATGGATGGAAGACTTCTTACTACCAGAATACTATGGATGGTAAAGTCGAAGATGTTGTACAAGATGAACTTGCACCATCACAAATTGAAGAAGGAGATGAAGACTGCGATGCCTGTGCCATTTGATGAAAAAACTATAGAATATAAGTGTGTAGACGAGAATATCGCTAAGTGGAAAGACCAACAATCTGCTACACTTAGGGGTAAAACAAACCCAATGACATGGCAGTTTATGAAGAACAAATATGTTGTTGTCAGAGACTTCTTACCACAACACATGATTACCTTTGCGATGGATGTGTGGAAATCAGCAGAATACACCGATACTGCAACCACATTAGAAACACATGACATTACATATAAGAACCCCCAATCATCTAGGGGAACGAGTTCTGGAAAGTATTGTTCGCCATGGGGTAATGCATTGTCTCATTACATACATGAGAAACTAAAAGACTGTTTTGACATGACTTTAGAAGAGACATATTCATTCACCAGAAAGTATGTTAGAGGTGCCTATCTTGGTTCACATACTGATAGACCTTCATGTGAGGTCAGTGCAACATTGTGTTTA